CCTGCGGCGCAACTTTTGAAGCCAAACGCTACGACCAGAAGTATTGTGAGAATTGCCGCGGCCACCGGAAGAGGGAACATAAAGACAAATCCGGCGAGGTAAAATGCGTTGTCTGCGGCGCTATCTTTATGGCTAAAAATGCTGAAACAGCAAAGTATTGCCCGGAGTGCCAGAAGAACCGATACAAGCTGCAAAAAGAAGGCTATACCGAACCGAAGTCAGACAACCAGAAGATGGTCAAGATGCGCTGCCAGCACTGCGAGCGCATTTTTGAGACCACCTGGGAGTTGTACCGCAAGGGCCGGAAGTATTGTACGCACGCATGCTCCGTTGAGGCGGCAAAGAAGAAGGCTGGAAGGAAGTACGAGCCTGTGCCGGTGGAGGACAAGCCGGTGCAGGTGGCAGAGATTCCTTACGAACCAACACCGTGGCAACGGGAATTTCATAACAACAAGGCCAGGTTTCGCGTTTTATGCTGCGGGACGCGGGCTGGCAAGGACCGGGCTTCAATCAACGAATTTATCCGCATGTTCGCCGAAATGTTGTCCGAAAACCGCGACGATACCCTAATCCCCCGCGTCATGGGTTGGCTTGTGGCTCCAACGTTCCCGCTTGCCCGTCAGCTTTGGCGCGAGCTTAAATATTTCATGCCGGAGCAGTGGGTGATAAGAAAAAACGAAGCGGAACGTCAGATGGAGACTATTTATGATGGTCTAATCGAAGTTAAGTCTGCCGATGACCCGGACGCCCTTGTTGCTGTTGGCCTCGATGTGGTAGTCATAACCGAGGCTTCAAGGGTAAAAAACATGGAATCGGTCTGGGCCAACATCAGAAGCCGTCTTTCTTCCCCCGGGAGGGGCTTGAGGGGCAAAGGCGGGTTGGCAATAATCAATTCTACGCCGAAAGGCCGAGGATACTTTTACCGCATGTACCAGTGGGGCCAAGACCCCAACGAGCCTGATTGGATAAGCTGGCACTTTCCTACTGCGGCAAACCCCTACATTAGGCCGGAAGAAATAGAAAGCGCCCGCCGTTCAATGCCGGAGAGGTTGTTTAGGCAGGAATACCTTGCCGAATTCCTCAACGACGGCGGCGAAGTGTTCCCGAATGTTGATGACGTTTGCAAAGGAGTCATTCAGGAGCCAGAGTCGGATATGCTATACGTCGCCTCATGGGACCCCGCCCAAACCGGCGATTGGAGCGGTTTTTCCATTCGCAACGAGCGAGGCGAGCAGGTTTATCTCGACCGCTGGACGGGCGTGCCATGGACTATGCAGCTAAACAAGATAGAGTACCTTTGCAAGCGGTACAACTACGCCCACCTGGACATTGACGCGACCGGCCTTGGACAGCCGTTGCCGGAAGCGGCAATGCAAAGGGGATTAGATGTTACCGGCCATTATTTCAGTAACCAGTTTAAGGAGCAGATTATCAACAACCTTGCCCTTCTGTGCGAGCAGAAGGGCATTGTGCTGATAGATAACGAGGTTTTGAAAGAAGAGCTGAAGGCTTACGAGTACGTCATGACCAAGACGGGTAAGATTCGATACTCACACCCCCCAGGGGGACATGATGATATGGTCACCGCAACGGCTTTGAACTTCAAGGACTTTGCAACGGCTGAAATGACCCTGCCGTGGATGGGGTTTTTGGCCGGCGTCAAGAAAAAAGTTGTTTAATTTTGCGCGGCTAGGTTTCCGGAACCGAACACCCCTTGCCTCCGGGGGTTGCCGCGCAAATTAAAAATGGAGGCAAAAAATTTAAGGAGGCGAATTTTTATGCAAACCCAGAGGTATGGCCATTCATTTTTGGTTTTCAAAGAAAGTTTGTTGAATTCCGAAGGCAGGATAGCGATTATTTGCCCAAACTCAAGTTTCTTATATTGGGCAAAAAGGATGGTAGGGGAAATATTGGGCAAGCCGCAAATGATACAAGGCAATTGGTGTTTTTATGACGACAAAGAGATTTACTTTGTGGTAATTAGCCATCCATGTGATGAAGTAAAATTGCGTGGGCTAGATGCAAAACGCCTTTATTGTGGTGGAGAAGTAACAGACGATTACTTGGGGGTGGTGCGGCCATGAGAATCGCCGTGCTAACCTCCTTCTTCTATCATCAAGTAGCTGAGTACCACGGCCAAGACCGCATCATCTACGGAGGCGCTGAACGTCTGCTTGTTAATCTTTGCCACCTCCTCCAAGAAGACGGCCACGAGTTAGCGGTTTACCAGGCCATTGACGCACCCGAAGGAGCAGGCGAAGTAACGAAAAACTTCCGGGGCATTCCGATTATCTGCCTGCCGGTGAAAGGAGACTGGCCGTATTCGACAAATCCGAGGCTGAACATGCTTTTTAATGAGATAGCTGGAACGTACTTCGATTTGCGCGTGTACTTTGCGACCTTCTTGTGTTTTCCGCATGTTGTACTGCCAGCTATCTCGATAAGCCACGGTATTTTCTGGGATTATGAGTACCATTTGATAAACACACTGAACGAGATCGACCGCAAAGAATTCTTTCGCCGGCAGCTTTACGGCTTTACCGCCCCTGACGTGTGTTTGGCCGTAGATTCAAACGTGCGGAAGGTTATCCAGGCCATTTCCCCTGGCGATGAGCAGAAAATCAGGATAATCCCCAATTTCGTAGACACGGAAACATTCAAACCCGCGCACAAGACGTGGGAGGGTTTGCGGATCTTATATCCCCGGCGCTTGACCGTCTTGAGAGGCTGCAACGAATTCATCAAAGCCAGCCGGGAATTACCGCAGTACGAATTCCTTGCCGTGGGCCAATCACATGACGAGCAGATCAACGAAAAGGTGAAGCTGTGGGGCGAGACAACGCCGAACATCCGCTTCGTCTGGAAGCCGATGGACGGCATGGAGGAAATATACCAGAGTGCGGATATAAGTGTCGTCCCAACACGTGCCAGCGAAGGGTTAAGCCTGAGCCTCCTGGAAAGCATGGCCTGCGGACTGCCTATTATAACAACGCCCGTTGGCGGGTTGGGGGATGCCGTGATCGACGGCTATAACGGCTTAGTTTGCGATCTGAACCATGAAAACCTGACCGATTACATTCGCTATTTAGCTGAAAACGAAGATTTGAGGCGCAAATTCGGGGAGAGGAACAGGGAGATTGCCTGTGAGTGCTTTGATATAGAAATTTGGCGGGAAAAGTGGAGGAATCTGTTGGCGCAGTTTGGGGCAGTACCAATCAATAAAAAAACAGAGGCCGCAGTTAAGAAACAGGAAGCGACAGAGCAGGTCGAGCCCCAAAAACCCAAACTGGTAGCCATGATGCTGACCCACAACGAAGCCGGACGTTACCTGGAGCGTGTCATAGAAAACACGCTTTTATTTTGCGACGAAATCGTGATTCTTGACGATCATTCAACCGACAAAACAATGAACGTAATAATTGATTTAGTATGCAAACACGACAGAAGGGTAATAAATGCCGGAATAGCAGCAAACTCTTGGGAAAATGAAAGTGAACTTAGAGCAGAACTTTTAAGAACTGCTTTAAGGCTTACTCGCCCCGATTGGCTTATAACCATTGACGCCGACGAACTTTATGAAGCCGACCGCATGAAAGAACAACTTCCATGGATTATGACCCAGGATAAGGCCCATTGGGTGGGATTCCGTTTCTTTGACATGTGGGACGAGGAACATTATCGGGATGATGATATTTGGCCGGCAGGAACCAGTCATGCTCCGAGAATGTTTAGGGTATCAGGACAGCATAACTATGAATGGCTTGATAAACGCAGACATTGCGGCAGTATACCGATAAGCATATTAAAATTACCTGGCATCAAGAGCAATGTCCGAGTGAAGCATCTTGGCTGGATGAAGCCCGAGGACAGGGAGAAGAAGTATCTTTCCCGGATTGCTGATGATCCGAAACGAGAATTTTACCCGCAGGAAGTTTACGATGCAATTTTGGACCCCAATCCCACCTTGGTTAAGTGGGACGACAACAACCCCTGGCAGACGTCAAAACTGACAATTGCCTACCCCCCAGGGATGGAATGGGAGATCATGCAACAGCGACCGCACCATTTGCTGAGGCTGGCCGCCGGAGAAAGGAACCGGGTATTCTTTGGTGACGATTCTGCACCTGGAACATATGAACCTATTCCTTATTTGACCGTGATAAAAGATTGGGAAAGCATTAAGGAAGTAGATATTCTGTATATCACAAGCCCGGCACAGATGGAGAGATGTGGCAATATCAAGTATAAGAAACTGGTTTATGATTGCTGTGACTGGCAAAATGGTAGGGATATTGATCTGGTAGATAAAGCTGATTATATTTTGTGTGCATCGCGACTTTTATATGAAAGTTTTGATGGTATAAAAGGAAATGTAATCTATCTCCCCAACGCCTGCGACTTCGATCATTTTGCTAAAACAGGCGCATCGGAAGAAAACATTGTTGCCTATATGGGAGTAATTCATCCTGTAATGATCGACGCAACTATCGTTAAAGCTATTGCCGATAAGTACAAACTGCTGATGATCGGCCAGAATAAAAATATGCAGATTAATCACCATAATATAGCTACAACTGGGCACGTTCCATATTCGCAGCTACCGGAGCATTTACAGAAAGCAACCGTTGGCGTCATCCCGTTCCGCACCGACAGCGACTATCTCAGGTATTCCGCACCGATCAAAGTTTACGAATACCTTGCTGCCGGTCGCCCTGTGGTGGCATCCCCAATTCCCGAACTTCAGCCCTTGTCAGACATGGGGTTAATCCGCATTGTGCCAAATGATGACCTTGCCGGGTGGGTGAGGGCAATCGAGGAAGCAATAAAGGAATATCCGAACACTAAAGGGCAAGAGTGGGCGAAAAATCAAACTTGGGTTCACCGGTGGGAAATATTAAAAAAACTATTGAAGGAGAGAATTGATTATGCCAAATGAGAAGGGATTTATTGATGAGTTTAGGGCTTATGTCGCGTCTTTGAACGTGAAAAGAGTCCTTGAGGTTGGATCTCAAACAGGAGAGCTAAAAGATGCCGTTGGTGGAGATGGGATAGATTTAAATCCGTCAAGGGAAGACGTTATCCAGGCAAATATTCGAGACTTCAAACCAAAGAAGAAATACGATTTGGTATTTAGTTCTGGCCTGATTGAGCATTACAAAAAAGCAGATGCTATTAAAATTCTTAATGCGATGGCTACGGTTAGTAATAGATATGTATTAACTTATGTGCCAAATACCAACTGCTATGCCTATATGAATGCCAAGAAAAATAAGTCAAATAACTGGCCCAAGGAATGGCGTGAGGAACTAGACTATACCATTGATGGCCTTGCCGAGTTGCACGAACAGGCTGGCCTTGAAGTGGTGGACAAGGGCCTGGCCGGGAAAGAGTGGGCAAAGCTGTTCGGGCCGGAGGAATCGGAGCCGTATCTCTGCTATGTTTTAGCCAGAAAGTAGGTGATCCAATTGGCCTTTTGGCATAGATGGCTTGCCCGCAACCGTGACGAACCGATGACAATTCCCACCGGGCGTATAACCGAGGCCGGTATCGACAAATATGGGATGCTGTCCCCGTACCGTTCCCGGACAACAGACATTCTGGAAACCTTGCGGCAATACACAGAGGAATCCGAGGCAATCAACTTTCTCCGGAAAGTCACCCCTGACGTGTCAATGGCCGTCTGGAACTTCCTCCGCCTGGCGAACCAGGGGCACGAGATGCATTTCTACGACCTGCGAGACAAAAACAGGCGGCTTCCCCGGGCAGAGGCCAAATGGCGGGAGTTTGCCGAGCGCGTTGGTCAGATAACCAACGCCGGCCTTGACGGTGTTATCGATCAGCTTCACGCCAGTGCCTTCCTGCGGGGAGCGATGGGGATAGAAGTTGAGGTAAGCCCGGACAGAACGGACATAGTTGACATTCACCCGGTTATCCCGCAGACGATTCACTGGAAGCTTGAAGAGCGGGAAACCAGCGACGGCCGGCGCAAGGTATGGATACCGTACCAGCAACAGACCATGAAACAGGTATCCCTTGAGCCAGGCAAGGCAAACTTCTTCTGGGTGCCGACCGACCCGGACATTGACGATCCCCGAGGCACGTTGCTTTTAACGCCAGTTTTGCAGTCTATTGACTTCCAAATGCAAATCCTTCAGGACTTGCAGGCCGTGCTTCACCATCAAGGGTATCCTCGTAACGATGTTAAAATTTTACTTGAACGGATAATGCAGGCGATGCCTCCGGACGTGAAGGCCAGCGCGGTTAAGCAACGGGAATGGCTTAAAGAGCGGTGGGACGAGATTGTCAACGCGTTCAAGAACCT